CCAGATGTTTTAATTGTAATGCAACGACAACAAAAAAGAAGGCTTGGACTGTTGAAATGAATACCGCTGATGGGAAACACAAGGTCACATTATGTGATACCTGTGGCAAGGAATTCGATTCTCTATCCAAGGAATTAATAGAGGTGCTTGATGAAAGATCTTAGTCCGTTTGATTTTATGAATGCAGCGTCATTCAGTAAAAAGAATCTTATTGGTGACAGTGATAACCCAGAGCTTACAGAAAAGGAATATAATCCTTATATTGTTAATCGTGGGTTTACTTATTTTGAGGATACAATTCTTCATGCCAATGAGATGAACCAGAGACATGAGCTCTTTCCGGGTGCCCAATTTGAATATTATCGTAGTGTTTTAAGGAAACGCAAGAGATTTTCTAAATGGCATAAAGCCGAAAAGAATAATGATCTAGATGCAATACAAGAAGTTTATACGTGTAATCGCACGGTAGCAAAAATGTATTTAAAAGTCCTTAATCAGGAACAATTGAAATCTGTACACGAAAAGCTCGTTATTGGCGGTTGAGGTTTAAAATCCTATAAATAGTCTTATTGGTTATTGGCCATAAAGATTATTAAAATAAAAAGGTGAATATGTATCATGGATAACGAAGACATTTTTAGAGGTGTCGGCGTCGAGGTAGAGCTACCCACGCCAGACAGTTTCCTCAAAATCAAAGAAACTCTTACCCGTATTGGAATCTCTTCTCGTAAAGAGAAGAAGTTATTTCAGTCTTGTCATATCCTTCATAAGAAGGGACGATATTCCATTCTTCATTTTAAAGAGCTGTTCATATTGGATGGCAAAGCGAATACATTTACTGATGAGGATTTAGCTAGAAGAAATACAATTGTAAACCTTTTAGAAGAATGGGAACTGGTTAAGATTCTTGACAATTCAAAGACGACTGATCCAGTCGCATCACTCAATCAGATTAAAATTATTGCTTTTAAAGAAAAAGATGAATGGGAACTTGCAGTTAAATATAATATCGGCAAGAAATAGTTGACAAACGCACAATAGTGTGTTATAATATAGGTATTGATTATGGAAATTTTTAAAACAAAAGACTATGCAGAGATGCCAGCTTTTCAAACGAAAGGTTCGGCGTGTTTTGACATAAAAGCAGCATTCGCAGTAGGTGATAGAATTAAAACCTGGAATGCGCTGAATAAAGAAATAATGGTTCCAGCCAAAGCCTTTAAAGGTAAAGTTGGAATCCAAATCCCACCCCTAAGTAGAGCATTAATTCCGACAGGACTTATATTTAATGTGCCAGACAATCATGTGCTGGAGATGTTTGTACGCTCAAGTGTAGCGACAAAGAAAGGTTTAAACCTTTGTAATGGGGTCGGTGTAATTGATAGTGATTACGTAGAAGAGTCGTTTATCGCTCTATATAATATATCAGACAGTCTGGTAGTTATTGAGAGTGGCGAGAGATTAGCCCAATGTAGGCTATCAAAGGTTTTGAAAACCGAACTAACCGAGGTTGATACTAGACCTTCTCAGAAAACTGAGAGGAATGGTGGTTTTGGTAGTACAGGAAAGAATTAAAGTACTTGTCTCCAAACATTTTGGATTCTAGATTGCTTCATTATTTCGTGAATTGCTAAATATTGCTTTTTAATAAAATACATGTATTCTCCTTTTATATAATTTGTATATATGTATTTATAACAGTAATGTTACAGACATGTAACAAAAGTGAAACAAAATTATGATTAAAGATGATACCTTGCTTATTAAAATAAACAAAGAACAAAAGAAAGAATTCATTCAGCTCTGCAAGGATGATGATACATCCGCATCTAGAGAGATAAGACATTTTATTAAAAAGTTTATTTCTGATACAAAGAGCTTGAATAAATAGTTTTGTACATGCCATTAGGGTGTACAAATTAGGTGATGTGCGTAACAAGCCATCAAATTAACTAGTCTTGCTTAATAGGAGATAAAAAATGACTGGATTAAATATAAACCAACTTACGCCGTTTGCGGTAGGCTTTGATAGGATGTTCGACAGACTTGTTGAATTCCCACAGGTTCACGCAGCAACAGGCTTTCCCCCATATAATATTCGTAGAAACAAGGCTGGTGACAAGTTCGCAGTAGAACTAGCACTAGCTGGCATGGATATTAATGATGTGGATATTGAAGTTAAAGAAGATGTTCTTACGATTAAGTCCACTTGGGACGAGAGAACTGAGGACGATACCATTGTACTTCACAAGGGAATTTCACAAAAGAAATTTACACGCAGCTTTACATTAGCTGACGACCTTGTAGTAGATGGTGCTAACTTTAAAAATGGGCTTTTAACAATAGCTCTTCAAAGAATTATTCCTGAAGAGAAAAAGCCAAAGAAAATTAAAATTGATAATAAGAAGGAATTCTTAATAGGTTGATTTTTTAATGTTAATCCGGGTGGGCTATGCTCACCCGTTTTTTGAAGGATATATTATGAAATATGTACCACAAGTAACTTTTAAAACAAGAGTTAAAAACCCACAAACAGACGAATTCGATTGGCAGTATCCTACTACCGATGATTATTTTGCTGGTAAAAAAGTTATTGCTTTTTCATTACCAGGAGCGTTTACTCCAACATGTTCAAATTTCCAGGTCCCTGGTTATCAAGCAATGTATGGAGACTTTAAGGCTTTAGGTATTGATGAAGTATATTGCATTGCATGTAATGATGCTTTTGTTATGAATGCTTGGGCCAAAGACCAACGAGCTGCTGATATTAAATTTATACCAGATGGCTCTTGTGAATTTACTGCAGGTATGGAAATGGTAGTCGCAAAGGATAACCTAGGTTTCGGTGTGAGATCTTGGAGATATGCTATGATTGTAAATGATGGCGTAATTGAAAAGATGTTTATCGAGCCAGGTAAATCTGATGATTGCGAGACTGACCCTTATGGGGAAACAAGTCCAGAAACTGTACGTGAATATCTAAGAGAAGTTGCTTCTAATTAATTAAAGGGGGTAGTTTCGGCTGCCCTTTTTAACTTATGCAGGTGACATAGCAGTTTGTTCGCGGCTACCACCACCGCCATCAGCAAAGACATTTGTACTCATCAAGTTGGTGTCGCCACCTTTTGTAGTGCTATTGTAGTTATTAACATTGGTCACATTGGTCACTGCCACCTCCAAACCACCACTGCCTGATATCATATCTAAAACATCGGCTGAGGAGCTGTTTTTTCCTATCTCATTTTTCCTTCCATAACTTTCTAAAAACTTTCGCATTTCCTCATTGGATATTTGTTGTATCATATTGGTATTTTGGAGTTGTGTATCCAAGGGACTACGGCTCGCATTTAATGATTTGATTTTACTCCTAAGGCCTTTTTTCTTATTCGCCCTTGTTCGCCTATCTCGAGCAGATCCGCCCTTGATTGCGTTTAAATTGGCCAATTCTGTTTCGAGTAAACTGAGCTCGTCATCAATGTCCTGAATTTGTATTCCCAAAATGCCCTTAGCCTGTTCTATATTTGCAGCTGCATCTGACAATCTTTTTTCCATACCTTCTGGCGATAATCCTTCGGAGGCATATAATTTATTTTGTCTTTTAATTGCCTTTTCAACTGCATTAGGTATACTATCTCTGCCTATTTTACCCCAATCTTGGTAACCCTCGATACCCATTCTTCCAAATCCTGAAATTAAACCGCCCACTCCTCCAGCAGTACCAGTAACCAAGGCACCAGGTCCAGCCACTGCGCCAAGGGCCGCTCCAACACCAGCTGAAACTCCCGTCTCTATAGCAACATCTGTGAGCGTAGTCTGATTTTTTTCAAACTCACCTGACTGTACAAATTTCATAATGGCGTCATCTGTCAATTTTTGAACACTTCCATCAGATAATGCATTCTGTACTAAATCTGCAGTTACCAGTGCGGGTCCAACAAAAGGAACTCCTTGAACTGCTCTCTTGCCTACAATCTTTGCTGTTGACTTTATTACGCCATCTGGTTTTGCGGGTTTTGCGTTTGCAGCTGCATTGGCTCTAGTAACAGGAGAATCAATGGGGTTCATGCTCACAGGGGATTTAGGTGTCTGACCTTTTCTTTTATAAGCAGGTTCATCTAAATCTTTTGGGTATTGCGTGTTCTTTGGCGCAGCTTTTTCTGCGCGGTTCCGTTTATCCATCACTAGATCTTTAAAAGTATCAGCGCCGATTTTAAACACTTTGGCAGCAAAATAACCTCCTCCGAAAAGCGCCCCTGTAACCTTAAGGAAATCAGTGAAACCATCTATAATACCTGTAATTTTGGGATCATTTTTAAAATCATTTAGAGCTCTGCCTACTCCTTCTTCAACCTTCACCGATATTTCATTTGGTAAAGCTTCTAATTTTTTAGTA